GTACAAATGTAATGCAATTATCTCATAACAACCAAGGGCTACGCCGAAAGGCATACGGACAACTACACAAGAAAGATAAGTGAATACTGCTATGGATAACCAAGTAGATATGACAGATGCAAATCTGTCTGCAGTTAATTTAACAATGAGTAGTCAGGCTGAAACCCAGACTGCAAATTCGTCATTTACTGCTTACACAGCCGATGATATTGCAAAGGCTCGTGAGCAAGAAAAGGCAAAGTTGTATCCACAACTTGAAAAGATGAAAGAAGAACTCTCGTCCCTTAAGAAAGAACGTGAGGAAGCGGAAACTCGTGAAGCAGAACGTCAAACACGTATTGCTGAAGAGGAAAACCGTGCAGCACAGTTGAAGAAGGAACAGGAAGAAAACGAACTGTCCTTTAAAGACCTTCTCAAAAAGAAGGAGCAAGAATTCCATTCTCAACTAGAGAATGAACGTCTTGAAAGAGAACGTGCTATTGCACTCTTAGACCAAGAGCGCAAATTCCAAGAGTTGATGAATTATCGTCAATCTCGATTGGAACAGGAACGAAATAACATCATTCCTGAACTTATCGATTTAATTGAAGGTGATTCACCAGATGCAATTGAGCAGAGCATCGCAACTTTAGTAGAAAAGTCTGCTCGAATTCTCGATTCCGCTCAACAGGCTATGCAGTCTGCACGAGCACAAATGGCAGGACCTCGCGTAACAGCACCTGCCGCAGGACCCCTCGACACCAATTCGGACACACAATCGTTAACTCCTGATTCAATCAGGGATATGTCATTGGCAGACTATGCGAAACAAAGAGCCAAATTACTTGGCAATGCAGCAAACAATCGTGGTCAGGGACTGTTCGGTTAACCCAAACATCTATCTAGAAAGGACTTGACCTAAATGGCAAGTGCAATTACAGGTACTGGTCAACTCGCCAGCGCCCCTACCGCTTATTCAGGCTCTAACTCATCTCTGAATCAAGCAATCCAGACAATCTGGTCCAAGGAAATCTTGTTCCAGGCAATGCCAATTCTTCGTTTTGAACAGTTTGCTGTTAAGAAGACTGAACTAGGAGTTGCTCCTGGTCTTCGTGTGAACTTCCTTCGTTACAAGAACTTCGCAGTAGACCCATCTCCTCTAACAGAAGGTGTTCGTATGACAACGAGCGCTCTTACTGCAGAGCAGATTGCAATTACAGTTGCAGAACATGGCTACGCAGTAGCAGTTTCTGAACTTCTTCTAAACGCATCCTTCGATGACGTAATGGCTTCTGCTTCACGTCTTCTTGGCCGTCACATGGCACAATACCTAGATATTCAGGCACGTAACACACTTTCTGCAGCAACTTCTGCAGTGTTCGGTTACGACCGCTCTGCACTTCAGGGTGTCAACGACTGGTATAACGAAGGAACTGCTGCAACACAGTTCTCAGACCTAGACGGCAACTTCAAGTTGACTACAGGTGCTGTTAAGGACGCTGCTCTTACTCTTGCTGGTAAGAACATCCCTCGCTTAGGTGAGACATACGTACAGTTCGTACACCCAAAGCAGTCACGTGACATTCGTTCGAACCCAGAGTTCATCGAAGTTACAAAGTACGCTGCTCCAGGTAACTTCATGCTCGGTGAAATCGGTCGTCTATACGACGTAGTATTCATCGAAACAACACAGGTTAAGAAGTTGGCAGTTAACGCTGCATACACAACTTCTACTGATGTTGCTGTTCCTGCTTCTGCTGCAACTGTTCCAGTTAAGGCAAACACTGCCCCTGGTTCAGGTGGAAACCCAGAGTCTGCAGATTTCACTGCAGAAAAGGGTTACCTAACAACAGCAACTGGTAACGGTGCTGAAGTTTACGAATCAATCATGATTGGTGACAACGCATTTGGTCACGCAATCTCTCTCCCAGTTGAACTTCGTGATGGTGGTGTTCTTGACTTCGGTCGCGAGCACGCTCTTGCTTGGTACGCAATTTGGGGTCTAGGTGTAATCACAGACCAGGCTATCGTCAAGGTCTACACCAACTAGTAGTTAGTAGTACCGTCTGGGGGCCATACTCCTTCTTTGGCCCCCAGACACAACAACCCATATACTTAGGAGAACAAACACCGTGGCAAATAAAGCAACAAGTCCATTGGATGCAACAGGAGTTGCAGCCGAAAGAGCAGCAAAGCAAAACGCTGCAGAACTAAAGAAGCGTCAAGAAGAAATTTCTACCGCTAATCAGTTAGAGGCAGAGAGCCTAGAACGAGACGTATTCGACCCAAAGAAACCTGATGCCCCACTCGTATTAGACGAGATTGAGGATGTTGGAGTCTCAGTGTCGAATGAATACGTAATCATTCGAACAGTAACCGACATCGATGATATGACATTCGGTGTGGTTAATGGAACTCCTCAAAGTTACTCATTTAAAGCAGGAGCCAAGTACCGTGTTCCACGACACCTTGCGGATTACTTAGAGCAACTGGGTTACATTTGGCGGCCTAACTAAGCCGTCGCTAGTAGTCCGACCCTCAACTGGTTCCCGCCCTCCTCCCAGTTGGGGGTTGGACCTTTTTGTGCTGAATAAAAGGCAATTACAAGAGAGAATTGTTACACTTAGTTTTTGGAGGTTATGTGGCTACACTCTCAGTACTGGCTGACAGACTGCGTTATGAAATTGGCGACATTCCTAAGTCTTTTGTGTACTCATTTACCGCAGATGGAACTACTAATCGGTTTCTAGTTCCGTACTCACCTCTTGATGGCGCTAACTTAGTAATCACCCAAGATAACGTTAATGTGTCAGATGACGTTGAGGTCGAAGAGGCTACAGGCTACATAGTATTTGACACTACGCCTGCAGAAGGTGACGTAATTATCGTTGCTGGTAACTACTTTAAATACTTTACCTCTAGAGAAGTTGAACACTATATTTCTACTGCTTTTGCAGAACACTCTTTAAATCACACAGACTCGTACGGGCGCACGATGACGATTACCAATCTTCCTGGAGTTGAAGAGTATCCAGTGGTTGTACATGCATCGGTATTAGCGCTTTATGCATTAGCAAATGATGCAGCATTTGACATCAACGTATTTGCACCAGATGGTGTAACTATTCCACGTTCTGAACGTTATCAACAATTAATGCAGATGGCTCAGGCTCGTCAAGCACAATACCGCGAATTGTGTTCACAACTTGGAATTGGTTTGTACAAAATTGATGTGTTCAGTCTACGTCGAATTTCTAAAACTACAAATCGTTATGTGCCAATCTTTCAACCAATGGAAATTGATGATAGGTCTACTCCACTTCGTGTATACGTTCCAATCCCAACATACGGAGGAACACAACCAGAAGTTACAGCGATTGTTCAAGACCTCTACATTTATGAAGGCGACGATTACACCTGGAATATCGTATTTGACTTTGAACTTGACACATATACTGCAACCTCTGAGATTAGACGGATGCCAGGAAGTTCAGCGCTAATAACCTCCTTCGCAGTTACAAAGCCAGATGTAGGCACAGGAGACGGAGCGGGGATTCGTACTCTACAGTTGGACCTCAACGAACAGCAGACTAGGCTTCTTCCAAATATGTGCTATTACGACATTCAAATGGTTGATGCAAATGGCGTTACAAAGACATACGTAACAGGTAAAATTTTTGTAACTAAAGAGGTGACTATTCCATGAGCCAATATGTAAGACCAGGGGCTAACTCAACGACGTATGTAAACGACGTCATTAGCATAACCACTCCTTCAGGAACCGTATCTTACGGAACCCCAGGAACCTCAGCAGAAGTAGTACTTCCAGACCTTGCCTACGCTCACACGCAGGGTACTTCTAGCGCTACTTGGACAATAAATCATAATCTTGACTTCTATCCTAACGTTACAATTTTAGATTCAGCAGGTACAATCGTCGAGGGCGAAATTTCTTACACCACTCGGAATCAAGTTGTTCTAACCTTTTCAGCCGCATTTAGCGGAAAAGCCTACCTGTCTTAAGGAGACCCTGAGTGGCACGCAAATACTTAACCCCTATTGATTTAACTAAGTTAGAACTTCAGAATGCTCGAATTCAGAACTTAGCAACTGCGCCATCCACACCAGTAGTTGGTCAAATTTACTTTGATACTGTTCTTGGGTTTCTCCGTGTTTGGAACGGAAGTGCATGGGTCAGCACAAGCGCTGGTGCGCAAGGTACCCAGGGTACACAGGGCGCTACTGGCGATACGGGTGCACAGGGTGCACAAGGAACGGCAGGTGCACAGGGTCTTGATGGTGCAAATGGTACGCAAGGTGCACAGGGTACTGTCGGTGCTCAAGGAACACAGGGAACAGTTGGAGCACAAGGTACGCAAGGAACTGTTGGTTCGCAAGGAACTGAGGGTGCTCAAGGTTTAGATGGCACTAATGGAACGCAAGGCACTCAAGGTACACAGGGTGTTGAAGGACAGCAGGGTGTACAAGGTACACAGGGCACACAAGGTACACAAGGAACTCTTGGTACACAAGGTGTACAGGGAACTGAAGGTTCTCAGGGAACACAGGGAACAGAGGGCGCTCAAGGAACTCAAGGTACTGAAGGTGCACAAGGCACTGTAGGTTCACAGGGTACCGAAGGTGCACAAGGTGCAGAAGGTGCTCAAGGAACAGAAGGTGCTCAAGGAACAGAAGGTGCTCAAGGTACAGAAGGTACCCAAGGTGCTACTGGTTCTTTTGGTGGAGAAACCCACGAATACAATTACATAACAAGCACCACTGAACAAGACCCAGGTTCAGGCAATGTAGCGTTTGACACTACAACATTAACTTCTGCTACAGAACTTTATATTGATGATGTTGACTTTAACTCCAATGACATTGGTCAGTTGATTGCAACAATCGATGACTCAACATCAGGCATCAAAGGAACTTTTAAACTTACAAACACAGCAAACTCTTCACAGTACTTATTCTTCCAAATTGTTGGAACAAGCACTGACAGCGGAACTTGGCACTCCATTCCTATTGCCTACGTAACAGGTACTGTATCTTCGTTTACTAACGACACCAATGTGTACATCACATTTGCTCGTGTCGGTGACAAGGGCGACACTGGAGCCCAAGGTACAACGGGTGCTCAAGGCGTACAGGGCACTACAGGTGCTCAGGGAGCAGAAGGTGCTCAAGGTACAGAGGGCGCCCAAGGTACAGAAGGTGCACAGGGAGTTCAAGGCACTGAAGGACAGCAGGGTACTCAAGGAACTGAAGGTGCACAGGGCACTCAAGGCACCGAAGGAGCCCAAGGCGTCGAAGGACAACAGGGCGTTCAGGGCGTACAGGGAACTCAGGGCGTTCAAGGTACTCAAGGTGCAGACGGTATTCAAGGTCTAGACGGTGCTAACGGTACACAAGGTATCGAGGGTGCTCAAGGAACTGAGGGAACTCAAGGTACCGAAGGTGCGCAGGGTACTCAAGGTACAGCAGCCCTTTGGAACTTTACTGGTGCTTATGGTGTTGGAACTTCATACGCAGTCGGCGATGTTGCAACATACGCAGGACAGACTTGGTACCGCATCGACGCTCACGGTGGCAACACTGGAGACACTCCTACAGAAGGAACTTACTGGACATTAATTGCTGCACAAGGCGTTCAAGGCACTGTAGGTTCACAGGGCACTGCGGGAACTCAGGGTACTCAAGGTACACAGGGTGCTACTGGTACGACCGACCCAATCACTGCAGGTTACGCCTTAACAAAGGCTGGAGACCAGGTTTCATTTGATGCCTTTACTGCATCTACTGGAGCAGGCTTTGAAGGTACTCAGTACACAACAACATTAAGCGCAATTTCTCCAACTGGTAATAACGCTATCAGTCTTCCAGATGCATCAGGTACTATCGCCCTTACTAGCGATATCACAGCAACAATTGCTGATACTGATGATGTTCCAGAAGGTTCCACAAACCTATACTTCTCAGTACAGCGTGTAAATGACGCTCTGCAGACAGTGGTTGTTGATGGAACAGGTATTAACACTACCTACAATGGCGCTCAACAGACTTTCACAATTGATGTAGATACATCAGTTATTGCTACAAAGGATTACGTAGACGGAGTTGCTCAAGGACTTGATGTTAAAGAGTCTGTACGAGCAGCAACAGCCTCAGCACTTCCTGCG